GAGAGACATGATGTTTCCTTGTTTCCAGCCTGACTATCCAGTCAGGCATTAAGGTTTCCAGTTGTCCGAACTGGTACGGGTTAATTTAATGCAGCCCACTGGTTAATAACTAAACCAAACGATTTGTACCATTTGTTGTTTGTTGTATCTAAACATTCCTCACCAACGTAATTTGGTGTCAGGTTGTTATTTGGATTTCCAGCAAAATTCAACATTTTTCCCGGCACAAAAGAAACATTAGTTTGTGGGCCGCTAAACAATGTTGTTGTTGCGGCAGTGAAAAATTGTGGGTGAACAAAAATGTCGGTTAACGGGAAAGTGGAAGAAAACAAAATTGCAGTAGAAGCATCGCCACCGTCAGTTTTAAAATGATTTGGATAAATTGACACCTGAGCGCAACTTGCAAGCGCAATTCCAGTTGCGCCATTTCGCAAATAGAACAAGTTACCACCAATGGTAAGATCCTCTAAATAAGTTGCTGCGGTAGCCCCATTAACTAAAACGCCTGTACATGCTGGTGATGTGACAATAATATTGTCTTCAATCAAAACCATTGAAAAGGTTGTATCAGTTAAGCGTTCAAACGAGATGTTAGCGACTGTACATTGATCAAAACTGTTGTCGCTAATAATTAGCTGACCTGTGCGATCTACAAAACCACTGTTGTAAATACCCCGGTAGTTGTAATTACCACCTAAAAATTTGTTGTTTGTAATTCTCAATCCACCAGAAGTGTTTTGAAGAATTGCAGTCCCTGTACCATTGTTGAATGTGCAGTTTGTAATAATGCTGTCACCACCATCAGGCAGCAAAGCGTTGGCAATTACAATTCCTGTATTCGAATATCGATTGAAATAGCAGCTATCAAAAATCATGAACGCGCTATCAATGCAAGTTACGGCAGAAAAACAATTGTTAAAAGCTACCCTAACTATTTTGGAGTACTGATTTGAAAAACTAACTGGGTCAAACAACAAAAAGCTACCGCCTGTCATTGCGCCCAAGCTGTCTCTTACACCAAAAGATAAATCGTAAATTTCTACTGGTTCGACAGCAGTAATTGATACAAGATTGGTATTTGTGTTTAGGGTTTTAATCATGGTATTTTTCATACCAGAACCCTTGATGACAATAGGATGCGTGATCGTCAAGTTGTTAGTGTAGTAAACACCAGCACTGAATTTGACTGGAACTCGCAGCGTTGTGCCCTCGTTTAACGCAGTTGTGGCGTTCAACGTGGTTGTACTATCAATTGCAGCCTGAATTGCCGTAGTGCTATCAAAGAAAGCAGCATCTGCTTCTGGTTTAGCGCCAAACCATTCAGGGTAAACTTCAACAACTGATTGAAGTCCAAACTTAATGTTTGCAGAGCTGTTGAATACTTTATACAGGCCAGCTATAAACGGAACTGTGATTACAACGCTTGATGTTACGTTGTAATAAACCGACGGTTTTGGAAAATAAACTGCATTTCCAGTATTTATAGCCGCTTGAATTGCCGCAGTGTCATCCGTTGTACCATCACCAACAGCTCCATAATCCAGCACGTTGGCCGAAGACCCAGTAATCATTGAATATGAAACTTTAGTTAACGACATGATTTTCCTTAAACTTCATACGCTATTGCGAGCGTTAATGTTGTTCCTGTGGCAAATACTGTGGGTGAAATACTTGTTATTCCAGCACCTAAAAAATCTGTTGTTACAGCTAACGAAGCTATATTATTTTCCAAAAATGACAGAATGTTAAACCAACCCACGTTTGGCTTAAAAACTGAACCCATTGCCATCTGGAATGTGTTTGCGGCAGTATTTGCGGCAGCAAATGGAAGTGATATTGCACCAATACTTCCCGTAATCGCCGAGGTTGATCCATAAACAAACCCGCATTGGATATGTACGATTCTTCCAATCTTGGTATATCTACCAAATACAGAACCGTCACCAAGTGTAAAGTTTGCAAAAGAAGGGCTAAAAGTTCCTTCCTCATAATCGTTCAGCAACTCGCTTGTGCCTGTGCCCGATGTGGCAGAAAAGTCGATGCCTTGACCGCTGGCAACAATCAAATTACCTGTGGTCAGTGTCAATTGGGCTGCACTGATTGCACGGCCAGCAGTCAAGTTGGCAACGCTGACTTGTCTGGTTGTGCTGGACTGAACAATTGGCAGCACCTCGGTGCCAGCAAGCGGTGTTGTTGACGCGGGGAGTGCTGAGATTTTGGTGTCTGCCATGATTGTTCCTTAAACGTAGTTGACTTCAATTGAAGAATTAAGTGGGGGTGCTTCTGAGAATGTAAGAACAGCGCCAGCAATACTGTACGTGTTTTTCTGCTGGTACACCCCGTTGATGTACACGTTGGTTGAGTTTTCACCTGCGGGTGCGCTTGCCAACGTAAACGCAACAGTGGAACCATTGCCTGTAAAGTTTGCAATGATCGCCGTAGCGTTGAAGCTGCTGCCCACGTTGTCATACGTAGCAATGGTGACTTCTGCACTGGTCTTCAAGACAAACTTGTACAGTTGCAATGCGTTCCAAATTTCACCACCGGGCACTCGACCAGCGGCATCCAGCACTATTGGGTTTGTGTGGGCTGTGTTGCCGGTGCTGGATGTGTACGTAGCCAGCGGCGTGGTTGTCCCCGCTTCGTAGGTGTAAATCTTGCCACCGGACAGCGGGTTGCCGTTGTTGTCAAAAAATTGAGCACCAACGCCACCAAAAATTGAAAGAGACACAGCAGGCATGTTAAACCCTTAGATGCTGATTGCAGCTACTTTGTCTTGGAACGCTTTGATACGGGCTTGCAGTGCAGCTTCTTGCTCGGCCAACACAACAGCACGGGCATCAAGTTCAGCTTGCTGGCGGGCCACCAAAACAGCTTTTGCGTCAGCAGCTTTTTCGCTTTTTGCCACATCAGACTCACGTGTAGCCAAAGCAGCATTGACAGCCTTTTCTTGGGCTGCAACTTCTTTTTCTTTAACCACTGCACCATTCAAAGTAGCGTTGGCTTCAGTAAGCGTTTTAGCAGCTTCGGATTGAATTGCCGCAGCGTCTTCTTTGGCTTTCGCCAACTCTTGCTTGGCAACTTCACGGTCAGCTACAGCGTCTTTGGCGGCAGACAAAGCGCCTTGACGAATAGCCAGCTCGTCGCGCAGCATGGCCATGTTAGCCAAGTCAACGGGCAATTGCTTGGTGAAATACTCAACGTAATTCAGCGCAGGGGTGTCATTTGAAACTTGCATTTTGGCCTCTTAAGAGTAGTAGGTGATGTTCAATTTGGCACCGGCAACTTGCTCAATGAATTGAATTTGCGACAGATCGCCATCGTACTGCAATGTAACGCCAGCAGCCAAAGGCATACCGACAGATGCTGTTGGGGCCACGTTGTCATCGCGCCAACGAACAGCCTGGCCTTCGGGGGTAATGATGGCGATGCGCGGTGTGCCTACCAAACCGTTTAGATCGCGTTGGGGCACGGTTAGTCGAGTGGCTGAACTCAGACTTGTGATCTGTTGATACCCCATTACGGAGGTAATTGCCTTGAGGTTGATCGCCATTAAAATCTCCTTCTTTCGGTGAATGACCGAAGTTTAATCAACAATTGTTCAGCAGATTGTGCTATAGATTCAAAGAATCCACCAGCAAAAAATTCGCCGTTAAAGAATGGTCCCATTTTAAGCACTTTCGGGGAGTTCAGATTCTGGTGCAAGCTCTAACACCCACACCTGCCGCCACACGCCATCAACATCTTGTTCTGGCGCTTGTTCAACAGCCACCATGCCGCCTTCACGGGGCATAGGTGTAGGCATCACCAGTGGGATGCCAGCGGCTGTGAGCAGTTCAATATTTGCATTGGCAGGAACACTGCCATCGGGATTGAGTAGGAATTGTTTTGGCATATCAACCTCAGAAGAATGTCACGACTCGGACGTAGCCGTTGCCGCCATTGCCACCAGCACCAGAGTTGAATCCAGACAGGCAAGCGCCGCCGCCCCCGCCACCGCCACTCGGGTAGCCGCCGTTGCCGCCAGCACCGCCGTTTGCTGATGTAGATGCTGCACCGCCACCGCCACCGCTGCCGCCAAGATAGTAATTTACAGAGTTTGCACCATTGCCTCCGTTACCACCTGAAGACCCCGCGGTTCCACCGCCTCCGGTTGGTGCGGTTGTCGTTGAATCATCAACCCCAGCACCCCCCAAACCTCCTGTTCCGCCGTTTGTTGCTGTTGGCGTAGCGGTAATGCCACCACCCGCAGCTCCACCACCTGCGGCGTTACCGCCTTTACTCCCGTTACCTCCAGTGCCTCCTGCTGTACGAGTGCCTCCTGTACCTAAATAAAATGTATTTGTTGAACCTGAGGTAGAAAAAATTGCAGGCGCGTTTGCGGTATTTGCACTTGCTTGCCCTGAGTTTTGCGCTGCTGCTTGACCGCCACTCCCTAATGCACCGCCACGAGCAACGGCCCAAGAGCCAAAGCTGGTATTGCCACCAATCGTGCCGCTATTGCCGTTGCCAGATGTCGTTTGAGATGCGCCTCCAGTGCCTCCAGCACCAACTGTTACTGTTTCTGTTGAACCCAGAGATACAGCAGGAATCCAAAGTTCAGACCAGCCGCCGCCGCATCCACCCATACCGCCTTGGTTTGGGTTTACGGGGACTGCCAGTTGTTTGTGCCCAGAGCCACCCCCACCACCACCGCCCTGCATCAACACATAAACCAGCTTTGCGCCTGCTGGCTTAGTCCATGTGGATGTGCCTGTGCTGGTGAACTCTTGGATGTCCGCGCTGGAGATGCCACCACCGCCAGTAGAGTTAATGGTCTGGTTTGGAAAAGAGCCTGTAATGGTCACGTTTGTGCCAGCCACCAATGACGGCGTTGCCGTTCCAGTTCCACCGTTTGCAACATCCACAATGCCCGTTAAAGCGTGGTCTGCGTTCCACGCAGCAGCGCCTGCGGCACTGAACGTGCCGTCTGCCGGTGTGGTGTGGGTAACAACAATAGTCATGCCAAGAACCTCAATTTGTACAGTGTTGACAAGTACAACTCAATGATGTTGTCAATTAACTGCTGCAATGTTGAATCAGATTTGTCGCAAACCTCGTAACGACCCTTTTCAATCTCAGCAAGTTGGTCTTGCAAAAACTCAATGATGTTGGTTGTCTTCTTGGCCGCAGGCATGGCAATTGGGCCAATCAAACCGTTGCGGCCTTGGTAGGCTTCGGCAAACGCATCGGTCACATCAATCACATCTTTGTAGAAATGCCCGAGTGCCTTGTGCTTGCTGTAGCTGCGGGTGTTCAGATGCACCGAATGGGCCACATTGCGGCTCAAAAACAGCAGACCTATCAGTTGTGCGGCGGTCATTGTGGCATCTCCATTGGTGGCATTGGTTCCATAGGCTGTGGCATCTCAGGCATACCCTCCATGCCCACATCCATCTGCTGCTCTGGCATTTCAGGGATGCCGTTCAACTGGCCGTTGGATTCCATTGCCGCCGCCACCACGCCCATAGCGATGTCTTGGATCTGCTGCTCGTTCATGCCCGCCTGTGTGGCCGTGATGCGCTGGGTTTCAGCCTGGTAAGCCTTAATTTCAGCTTCGTAGTCCTTACGGCGCTGCTCTTGCACCTCAATGGACTTGCCCACGTTTTGCAGCATCTGGTGCATCTGCTCCATTTCCTGCCCCATCGCCTGCATCTGCTGTTCGGCAGCTTGCAAAGCAGGTGACTTGTCGTCATCAGACATGATTGCTGGGTCGATGGTTTTGGCGAAACGCTTGGACATCTCTTGAGCGCCAGGCCAGTCCATGTTCTTGACAAACAGGTCACCAGCCACTTGCCACAGTGCGGGGTTACCCTGAAGCAATTGGGCCATAGCTTCCAATGCTTCTTGGCGCTTGGTGGCGTAGCCTGGGCCAGTAACAGCCACCACATCGTACTTACCAACAGACGGGTTGTAGACCTTTTCAATCACGATGCCCTGCTCGTCAACGATCTCGTTGATTGGCTCTGGCTGGTCAGGGTTAATCTTGACCATCTTTGTCTCGCCATCTTCGCCGATGATCCGGGCAATGCGCTGGGTGTCGTAAATCTTGGGGATCAGGTCTACCAATTGACGGGCCACATGGCGCACACCACGGGCGAGGTTGTCGCCGTAGTGGTAAGTACCTACATCGCCCTCACGCTGGCGGGCAAGAATAGCTTTGCCAGAGCGTTCGTTAGAACCCATGCCAAGCGAGGCGTTGTACTGGCCTGTTGTGGCCTTGATGTCTTCAGCAGCGCCCGCCTTGGCTTGCAGCAGGCCGCTGGAGGCCATTGGAGGCTGTGCCCGCTGGGGTAGTGGCAACACAGCGCCTTGGCCGTCTGTAACATCTGGATTGACCTCCAGATACGGCCAGTTCTGGGTGTTGGCCGTCTTCCACTTTTCCTCGTAGCCCTCAAACTGACCGCCGTAGCCGATAAACGGCGCTTTGGGGGCCAACGCCAGCATCTCGGCTTCTTGGCTTACCCAATAGTTGTACATGCGCTGGGCATCTTTGGCGTTTCGCACCAAACCCGACACATACAACCGGCCATCGACTTCAAACTCGTTGCCGACAATGCGGATCACGGGGATCCACTTGCCTGCCCACTCGCGTTCTTCCAGAATCTCGTAACCGTTGATCTTGCAATATTTGACCTTGGGGCGCTCAGAAATGCGGTTGTTTTTGGGCTTGCCAAACATCTCACGCAGCATCTTGTCTTCGGGCGTGCCCTCAAACGCAGTCTGGTTGCCGGGATACAGGTTTAGCGTGGCTTTGTCGTAGTCAATGTAGTAGTAATCCGCGAGTCGGATCGTGTCTTCATTGAGCCAGTTGGAGATCGACTGGTCGCCCACACCCAGCGACTGGAGCGTTGTGATGGGTGTTGAGTCTGGGTACATGCGCTCAAACTCAGCGCGGGTGACATCCTCAGTTACGAAGCACCACTTGGCATCTGCGCCAGTGGGGTCTTGCATGGTGGGGTCCATGTAGACTGAAAAGCTGTTACGCACACGGCCAATCTTGATGTCTTGGTCGAACGTGTTCGCTTCGCAATACTCGGTCAGCAGTCGGATGTAGCCTTCACCAAAAGCGACCTGGTTCTCGCAGGCTGTGTCGTAGGCCACATCGGCGTCCGACATATATTCGATATGCCGGATCATGCCGTTGAAAATCTCGGCCACTTTAACGTCTGCCTTGTCGTCAACGGGGATCACCTTGGCACCAGGACGGTTTTGGCGCTGGTCGTTGGTGACTTGGTGAACGTGCTGGGGCAGCTTGTTGATCGTCAGGCAGGGACGGGCGTTGATGGTCTGACCTTGCACCGCACCACGGGTAGCCAGCACATCTGCGGGCCACTGCCATGAATTGTCTGGACTTCCAGCGTAAAAACGCAAATCATCAATTTCGTCCTCCCGCGATTCGGCAAGCGCGGAAACGGCCAAATCAAGCCGTGACCTGGCGGTTGCCAGAATATCGGAGGCACTTTTCTTGGGCTTACCGCCGTTTGCCACAGCAGCAGCGGCAACCATGCCAGTTGGGTCAGCCATTCAGGACTCCTAGTACGTGAGGCTCACGCATGACAACGTATTCTTTGCCGCCATGCTTGAATTCCTGCCCTACGCCAAAGTACAGATGGTCGCCCACCTTTAGCTCTTTGCAGTCAGGGCCAGCAGACACAACTATACCCGTTTCTTGTTTTTCTGTCGAAAGTAGCTCAAACATCGGGTGTTTTTCGACGTCTACCTCAATAATCAGGCAGTTCTGCATGGCCTTTAGGGTCATTTTTTGTCTTTCTTAGCCGTTTTGGCCGACTCTTTGAAGTCTTTGGCTGTGGGCGCTGCTTTGCTGCCCACTTTGTTCATCTTCTCGCCAGAACCAGCCTTGATTCGGGCCTGTTTGGCGTGAATATTACTGTACAAGCCGGGTTTAGTAGCCATGATTTAACACTTCCATCGTTTGAGCGCCGCTTTGGCGCGTTCGCCGTCTTTGGCGTTAGCCGCAACGGCACCCATTCTCGCGCAAAATGAATCTTTGCGCCCCTGATCTGCTTTGGTATTAGGACTTGGTGCTGGCGCTTTGAGGTTTGAGCCAGTTTCCCGGTTGTACTTCTCACGGCCTTTGGCTGTCAAGCCAGCACCCTTGGACACCGGCAGCTTCTCGCCGCGACCTACACTAAGAGACACACTTTTCTTAGTAGCCATAGTCAAGACCCCATCCAAGATGATGATACAGCGCCTCTGTCCATGCTGACTGAGCGCGTTGTGGTTCGAGAATTGTACTCCCGATGTGCCACAGGGTACGCAAAGGTTACAGCGATGGCGTCAGCCGCATCGGGTGATGCAACTCCACGCGCTTTCATCTCTTTCTTGCCTTCCAAAAAGATGGTGCCAGCCGAGTTAGGCTTCTTCATCGGGCCGATCAGGTCGGACTTGAGCATCCTGTCCTGCGGGATGCTGGCGGTCTTGAGCCAGTCGCGCATCGCACCCCAAATCTCAGCCCGCTTGTTGCCCCACATCGTTGGGTTCTTGGCCTTCCAGCCGAAGTTGACCCCGCGCACTTTGTACTTCTGCTCGGTCAATCTGTCAAGGATGCCGTACCCCAGACCACCCTCGTCAATCACGGTCAACGCTGGCCGGTACTCCTCGATGGCGTCGATGACGTGGCCCACCACGCTCATGGTGTCCTCACCCTTGAACCGCTTGATCGCCACGATGTCACGACCTTGGCGCACGGCAATCACGGTGCTGTCCATGCCGCCCCGGGCCGGGTCCACGCCGATGATGATGGGCGCGGTCATGTCTTTGTACAGGGGCCGCTTGATGGCATCGTCCACAACGTGCGGCGTGATGAACTGGTCCTGGCCCGACTTGGGGAAGTCGCCATAGACCTCGACCCGCGCCTCGTCCGAGTCCTCACCGTACTCGTTGATGATCTGCTGGTAGATGGTCTTGTCGGTGCCCTCAACTGTGCGGGCGTCGATCTTCTCGCTCTCCCAGAACTCCCGCTTGCTCCCGTCCACCGCCTCGTAGAAGTACCCGGTGTTGCGACGACCGTTGCTGAACGCCAGCCAATACCGGTCCAGGATGTTCTCGGTAAAGAAGCCCGCAGCCACGGACCAGATGCTGTCCGGGATACCGCTGGCCTCGTCAAAGATCACCATCATGCCGTCCATGTTGTGCACACCGGCGTAGGCGTCTGGGTTCTCCTCGCTCCACAGCTTCCCCTCGGCTCCCCAGTACCGGGTGCCTTTACGCAAGTCACGCTCAACCAGATCGGTCAACCAGTTGGCCGGGTTCAGGCTCGTGGCCGTGGGTTCCCACCAGTGGGCGTTGAGCGCCATCGTGACCCACTTAGTCAACTCACCCCATGTCACCTTGCGCAACTGGTTCTCGCTGTTGGCCGATACGATGACTGAACTACCTATGCGAGTGGTCAGCATCCACAGGATCAACCACGACACCAGTGCTGACTTGCCCACACCTCGGCCTGAACTCACGGCCCTGCGCATCGCGTCGATCAACTCCTCGTTACTCAGCTTCCCCCGGTTCTCTTTGATGAAGTCCCGTATCCTGCGCAGCGCCCTACGCTGCCATGTGCGGGGGGCTTTGAAGTGTTCGAGTGGGGTGTTCTTCTGCCCCCAAGGGAACAGGAACAAGACAAACGCTTCGGGGTCATCCTTCAGGGCAGGACTCCAAAGCTGGCTCATCAGGGTCTGCTCATCTTCTGGGCTGTACCGGGGCTTCTGCATCAGTCGTTCTCCAGTCTTGGTGTCACGTCGATCACCTCACCCTCGATCACTCTAGCCTGTGCCTGCGCCAGCGCCTCGGTGATAGAGATGGTGCCACCGAGTTCAACCTGCTTGATCTCGCCGTAGCGTTTCTTGTTGTGTGCGCTCATGAGCCACTTGCGCGTGTCGATGCGCAGCTTGTCCCTGT